AGATTATGTGTGGAGGTGTAACATCTTACACATTTAGTAACTCATGGTTAAACGGAGCACTGTATTTCTTTCAATTTAAAAAGAAAGGTGCCGATAAATTTTGTGGTGAATGTGTCTATAAAAAAGTTGAGAGCGATGGTACTGTAAATTATTACTATCGATCAACACCATATAACGACGACTACAACCACGATGAATCCCAAACAAGACCGGGTTTTGATGGAGATGCGATTATACCGTCCGACCCAAATGCGATTGGTTATGATGGTAAATCGGCAAACATTAGATATGAGGAAAAATCTACAGGATTCTACGGTGTAAGAAAATCATTATCAATATCAATATCAAGGGTTTATAGTAATGTAACAGGAGGACTTGTAGATGGATGGACAGGATGGTATCAAGCCCTTGGAGACGGAACGGGAGGAGGTAGAATAAAAAGAGAAATCAATTTTCCAACAACAATTATAGACTTAGGACCAAGGCAAACATGGATTGATGAAATTTGTGTTGATCCCGAAATGGATGTGAATTGTTCAATAACAAGAAGTATCGGTTCCACAACATACAAAGGTATTGATGATTTAATGGAATATGTGATACAGTCAAAAGAAATAAAAGAAAAAGGGAGATTAGATATTCAAGATTTATTCGATAAAAGAGGTAGAGGAAGAATTGATGGTGACATTGCTCAACTTCTAAACTTTAATACTCAGGTTGGAATTTATCCATTTGAGATTGAAGAACTTGATTCACCATACACCGCAAATTATGCAAATGTATTTGACGGTAAAGGTGCGGTTGGTCTTGACTTAGTTTTTAGTGAAGATGACCCTGATACACCGGCAACCGTTGAAGTAAAAGGTGACTTAATAAGAAAATGTTTGAATACAAAAGGAAGATTAGGTGATAAATCACAAAGGGTTCCATATTACATGTGGGATACATATGGACACGGTTTTGGTGAGTTTGAAGGTGCCGATGCAGGATACAGTGAATCACAAAGTTATTACACAGGTAGAATTTATAATCAACCAATTCAAGAAATGAGGGGTAACCTTAATGAGGACCCTAATGGAAATACAATTTTAACTGATAACAATTATTTTGACCCATATATTTTACCACCTATTAGAGACTGTATTGAGGTATCAGGAGTTAAAGTTAAAAGTAATGACAACTATAAAGAATACATGGTTAATGGACAACCAAGACATTTAATGGAAATTGGTACACCATTCCATTATCAATTTGGTTTAAAGAAAGGTGCAACTGCATTTGATAAGTTCGTAGAAAATTTTGGACCTAAATAATATGTGGATAAAAGATTTATTTAAAAAAAGAAAACCTAATCATTTAATTGTATATGTTTTATACAAGAAAGAAGAAAAATTATTATATAAGATTCTTTCTAAATTAACATATAGTGTTGGTCCGTTTTTTTCAATCGATGATTCAATCGAAGGAGTAAAGAAATTTATTGAGAAATATCCAGATAAATTAAAACAAATTAACATTACAAGTTACGGTTCTGGAAAGTTTTTAGTTCAAACAACCGATTCACAATCAAAAGTTAATGAATTAGTTGAAACGTTAAAACCACTTATGAATAGTGAAACTCGATTAATGTTTACTACATGTTTTAGTGGAGTGTCATCAAGAAAAGTGGTTGAGATGTCAGAAGAGTTAAATGGTATTGAAGTTTCGGCAATGAACGGTTCATATAGTCTTAATGGTAAAATGACAAAATGTAAATGCGGTAACAAAGGTTATAGCGAAAGTATTGTTGAAACCCTTCCCAAAAGTAAAGAAGGTTTGAGATACGATGAAAAACAAATTGTAGATATTCTGAGAAGAGACGAAGGAGAAGAAATAAATTGGAAGACATCAGGGATGGCGTACGAATATAATAAAATAATGATAGAAAATGGTATATGTACTATTGGAAAACAACCATACACCTTACTAAAATCAATTAGAAATTATTTATTTAATATCCAAAGTTAATGAACAAAAAACAAATACTATTACCAAGTAAAAAATTCTTCAAAGCGGAGGAGGAAAGTTTAAATTTACCTGTAAATTTAGATGAGAGCGAAACTTTGCTTAGGGAAGGTGATAGAAACATCGTATTGGATATTGCAAAACTTTTTGATAAAGAAAGAAACGAAAGTAAAAAATATAAAATACATGGGAAGTTAAAGATGGTGTTTAGAAATCTATACACTGGTTCAACAACTTACGACCCACTAAAAAGTAATTTATTTTATAATTCATACGGAACCGACATAAATTACGATGGTGCGATGCCATATAATGAATTTGCGTTTTTAAGAAAAGATGTTTTAAGAGAAACGTTCGTAGGTCAAACGGGATCAACATTAACTGAAGATTACAATCCTGAACAACAATTAGTGTTAACGGGAATAACATACACCGGACACACAACTACAACCTCAATAGAGGCTCCATATAAAAATTGGAACGTTTATCTAACATATGTTAATGGTCAAGATGAAAACTACCCGATGGCATATACGTTATCAGGTAATACTGTTTTTAATTTTAAGGCTAGTGACGGAATACCATTTAGAGTTGTTAATAACGGAATATATTATACATTAATATCGCCAGTTGAACATGGAATGAAAGCAGGAGAATATGTCACACTTTCAACAACAGGAAGTACGTACTACTCATATTCTGGTGACCCAAGAGTTAGACATATAACTACAACAGAATTTAATAGAACCTTCTATATAGAAAGTGTGGGTAATGAAATATTTCGTTCAGAAAAATTTGTTATTAATATTCTTAAAAAAGAATTAGTATCAGGAACAACATTTAACACTGTTGTTTTTGGTAAACGATGTTTAAACAAATTCAAATTAGAAAAGACAACATCAACATATTATGTTCATAAACATAAGACATTAACTGAAGTAAAAGATTATATATTAGATAAATCTGGATTTGAATCTTCAATATGGGAAGAAGAACGTGCATTAATGTACGAAAATAGTAATGGGATTGACAATTATTTAGTTGAACAAAACAGAATGGAAAGTTTAATTTATGACTTTAAAGAACCATTTATTTTAACGGGTTTAACTAATAATTTAAATTACACACCAACAGAAGTTTATGTGACCGTTTTATTAAGAAATGAAAATGGATACTTTAATTACCCACCCAAGGTTGGGTTTAAATTTAATTTTCACAATACTTGGATTGATAGTCATTTTGAAGGAACGGGGTCAACAGAAACAAATATACCGAACCACACATTTACAAGTAACAATGCAACAACAGGATTCATTGGTGGTTCAGAATTACCTTTAGGGACTTCAGGATTAACCGGCGCATTCATCGAATATAATAGAAGTGAATTACAAGAAAGAGTAATTAGTGAAGGTTATCACAAATTCACGTGTAAATCTACGATTTTTAACCACGGACAGATTTCAAATGTCACCGAAGACGGAGTGGTAATATTTTCAGGAGCAACCGCGTTTAATCCATTCGGTTATTTCTACCAACCACATCACAGAATCAAATTGAGAGAACTTTCACCATATGTAGAATCATATAAAACAAATGAGATATATGGTTTACCTGAAAATGCAAGATATTTTCCTGATGAGAAGTTATGGAAATGGAGAGACCTATATGATAATGGATTTCTTGATGCAGATGGATTCGGAACAAATTATCCATTCATAAATGGGATACATTACATTAAAAAAGATATTAATTTCTATTTAAGAAATGAGGTTACATTTAAAAATAAGGAAGACGGAGTAATTAAGTTTACAAATTTAAGTTTTGATTGTTAATGGAAATATTATTTAAAAATAGTAACATGAACTTGGTTATAAACCAAGAACAAGATTTTAAAACAGATCTTGGATGGCAAGAAAACGCACAAGAACTTGAAGACCAAACTCTTGAAAAAATTATTAATCCTGTTGATAATTATGAAACTGTTAGATACATACATCAACCATACAATTCATCATTATCAGGATTAACAATATCACAATCGGATATATGGTTTAAGTTTCATTTTTTAAGTGGAAGTACATATGTTACCGATTACGAACCAACAGGTTTATCATTTAAAGAAAATAATGAAATTAGAGAATTTTTTAAAAGGAGTTTTTTTAGATTAGAATTTTATAAAACACCAAATGGTGAGGCACCAACTAGAGCAAACAGAAGATTGGTTTTTACAAAAAATTTACCACTAACATCTGGTGAACAATATAATTTTTACAATGAAACCCTAACAGGTGTGACGGATGTAAAAATATATAAACCTGTCTTTATGGGTACGAACTACAAAAATTCAGAAAACTTATATATATTCTGGTTTCAAGACGATTCACCATTTGAAGAATCTAATTTAATTGGAAATATATTTTACATGACAGCAAAATTTTTTAATGCTGAAAATGGTGAAATAACTGACTTCGTTACCAATTCAGATGTTGATGTTGATATTGACCAAGGTAGATATGGAATTCGTACCAATCCTATTCAATTTTTTGAAAAAGATAATAGTGGCGGGCAAATAATTGAACCTGATGACATGTATTACTGTGTTACAATTGATAGAACCGATTTTAGTTATGTGGTTAATAGTGACTGTAGTTGTGTGTTCACGGGAGGTTCCGCAAATTTAAATGGTTAATAAATGAAAAAAGATAGATACGAAATTTTAAGAAAGAATGTACAACAAGTTGAACTCGCTTCATTGACTGGTCAAACTTGGTTAGATTCTTATGGAAGTTTAGTTCCTTGGTCAGGAAGTAACCATTCTGGTAGTGTCTACATAGGGCCAAACATAAATGACATTGTAGATAATGTAACAGGAAGTGTTGCAAAAGGTTACTACAAATGGGGTGGAACATCATGGACTAAAATAACTGGTGCAACCAAATACGACATAAGCGGTAGTGTTTACGGTTCATACCAATTCCCATTATTTTTAGACGGTTCACTTGATGAAATGGGGGTAATGGTTGGTATTGCAGACGTTAATGGAGAATCATATATGGAACAAATCGAACAATTGGTTAATTTTCATTATACCCAAACAGGTTCATTTGTAAAACTATTCAGTACAACTAATCCTGATAAACTTAGAAACATTATAGGTCAAGTATATACAGTATCATGGGGTCATAATAATCAAACATCGTCATTGGCAATTAATAATGGCGTTATTGGTACAAATTTCCCAACGGCATCATATACATACCCAACAACACCAAACACATATACAATCTCATTGTCTTTAAATTCTCCATGGAATAGAGAAAAGATTAGTAAAAATATTACAATTCCCCAATTTAGTGGAACACCTCAAAACATTTTAGGTTCAATTACGGGTATAACAGTACCATATAGTAACCCAACTACGGGTCAAACATTAAATTATTTAAATGACTTAGATTATACGGACAATTATGGACCGGTAACCGTTAGTGGGTCAATGTTCAAATATTCTGCGTTTGGTAAAAGTAAAATTACCGATTTTAATAAATACGGAGGAGGAATAAACAGTTCTTCATTTACATATAGTACATCAGGTGAGACATCACAATGGACAGGATATACATTTACACATACAGGTAGCTTTATTAGTGGAACGTCATATAATATGGTAACCCTACATTATAGGGATTATGATGACGGAATCACAACAATTACGGGTACAACTACAGGATTTACAAGAGAGGAAGTTTTTAATGAAGCATTAACAAGAAATGAACATTTTCTTGGTTTTGTCGACGAACCATCAATCTATTCCGACATTTTTGTAGAGAGGGGAAAACAGGGAGTTTTAGAAAAAACACGAAGACTTGGAGAGGTAGACTCGGTTGGCGAATTAGATATTTACGGAAATGGTTATTTTAAAGTGAGAAAACAATAAAAATTATATTTATTAATAAAAGTTTATGGCAGTAGGAAGTTACGGAATTGTTAGACCAGCGGATGTATCACCAGATGATGTGGATATATTCTATCACCATTCGGCAGATAGGTTAGTATCGTCCGCGGTTACATTAAAAAAACTTGACGCAAAAACAATTTTAACTCCTGTTTTTCACAACGATGATACAGGAGGAAAAAAAAATGTTGAGGTTTTGGGTGGATTATATAATTTAAAATTAAATGCTGCGGATTTTACGGATTTAGGGGTTTACACACTTCATATTAGACCAAAACAAGTAAGAACTACAATTGCGGATTGCGGAGTTTTAGCGGCATTACCATCAGTTAGAGGTTTAGTTATTGATTTAAGTAACGTACCTGCTGCAGATAGAAATAAATTTACACCACAAGGACTTGTGGGATATAGAATAGAGTACATCAACCCAACAGATAATAAAAAAACTCCAAATTTTTATAGAGTGGTGACTTCATCATTCTACTGTACACCAATTGTTTCGAATTTGACAAGTACAAATTCAAAAGCAAAAAGATACCAATATTCAGATGCATCAACAAGCATGTTGTTTTTAACTGTAACTCCGTCTTCAGCACCATCAAATAAACCAAATACCGTTCCTTTTATAGGTCAACAAGGCCAAACCATTATTTTGTCAAATACATACTTTAACCCAACAACAATTGAAGTTGAGATGGTTGAACACGATTCATCAACATTGGCAAATGCTCTGTACGGTAACCAAACTAAAGCGGTTACTCCGGGTATTTACACAATCTATGATAAAGATAACAATATCTACAAACAATACAACTTGTATGAAGTTAAAGACCAATTTAATGAAACATTATACGAAGTTAGAGAAGGTAGAACAGATATTGATGAGACATTAAACTTTGATGATATTACACAATAATGGCAAGAAGGAAAGTTCCAAGTCAGGCTGCTTCAGGTGCTGAAACATTCAGCGATAGTTTAGTCGGTGGTCAAATCACTGACGGTAGCAGTCAATTGACTAATACGAACTTTGCTCTTGATAGGTTAATTCCAGAAAAAGATAGTAAAACATTCAGAACAACTCCGTTTTCGGAGTTTTTAACTTTGGATGATTTAAAATCGGAAGAGAAGGATTCACAGACAACACAAACAAAATCAGAAAAAAAGAGGTCAATCTCATTTAGAGGTGCAAAAGACGATGCGGGAAAATCATTATTTGGTTCTTTAAAATCAAGAATTGCTGCATCAATCAGTAATATAATTGAGAAGTACCCCGCTGCTATCATGGTGGACAAAGATAGTTCATCAAGTATTAGTGGTAAGACAGCATACAACGTTTCATATGACGTATCAACAAAAACAACCGAATTCGATATTGAAACTGGTATGTTTTATAATACGTTTGATTTATCGTATGAAGCACCAAATAGTAATACAACACCTGAGACAACCAACCCACTTAGAAATTTCTATTCATCATTTAAAAAATATGTTGTTGAAATAAGTGGTGTAACTTATGATATTATTGATTACGAACAACCGGATGTAAATAATATTATTACGTTAACGGTTAGTGGTAAACCATTTACAGGTACAACATATGACCAAAGTTTTATTATCAGACCAAACAATGGTTTAACTGAAGAGTTCTTCAGTGGTCTTGATGATTTAGAGGAAATATTACTTAACAGAGAGACAAATCCAAAATATAGAGCATCATTTAGAGTCCCAAGAGATACATCTGGTGGAAGTAAAACAGATTTAATTACTGTAGAATATATTTGGCCGGTTGCAAAAGACGGATGGAACTTACAGGTTGTTGGTTTAGCGTTTGATTCTTATACATCAGGATTAAGTGATGTAGCTGAGGAGATAGATGATTATAAATCTAACTTATTTGTTAGATTCATGTCAGCACCTCAATTATTTGAGTTTGATAGTGAAGATAAAAAAGCGGAAGCGTTATTCCAATTATATGGACAGGCTTTCGATAAGGTAAAAAAATACATTGATAACATTGCTTACATGAGAAATGTAAGTTATGATGGTATTAACAACTTACCCGATTTACTTCTTAAAAATTTAGCTAACAATTTAGGTCTTAACACAATCAAATTATTTGATGAAAAAGATTTAGATGAAATTTTATATACTCGTAATGATGTACAATATTCAGGTTTAACAATTGGTAAAACATTGGTGGATGCTGAATATGAATTCTACAGAAGAATTCTCGTTAACTTAGCTTACATATACAAATCAAAAGGTACACGTAGCTCGATAAAATTCTTACTAAGATTTATCGGAGCACCCGACCCAATGATTAAAATTGATGAGTATAGATATGATATTGTTTCATATCCAAAGTCTCATAATATTGATGATGATATTCGTGATTTAATTAGAGGTAATAAAACATTTAATACCGGAATATTCAACGCGACGACATATCAATATACCATTCAAACTATCACAGGTTCAACAACACTAACAAGAGACAATTACCCTGTTGAAGAAGTTACCGCAAGTGCGAAGAAATATGAAGACTTATCAAACGATACCTTTTTTCAAATGGGGTCTGGTTGGTATGATTTAACATTAGACCACAGATCACCTGATATATTAGACGAGGACATCTCAATAACAACTGGTAGAACTAAAACGTTACTAACTAAACCAAAAGGTTACACTTTTGGTGAAGATTATTTTGATTCATATAGAACTTTACCAGGTTTAGACACGGGTTATGAATTAGTACCTGTTATTGACAATAACCAAGGAGAAGTTGTAAATTCAAATTCAGAGTTAACCTTCAATAGAAAAAATATAAATGCATATCTTTCTTCTGCTCAGGCAATTGATTATGACATCTATACGAAATCAAGAAATTTAAATTTATCATTCGGAAGCGCAACATTAGAACCACAAACGGGAGTAACGTTTGCAGAATTTGCGGATAAATTATTACATGAACAAATTTTAAATTCTAACATTATTAGATATAAGAAAAATTATATCAAGTTAGAAGACATATATCAATCTTATATTAAATCAAATTCATTTACACCATACAATTTTCCCGATGTAAATGAATTTATTAACAGAATGGGTCCTTATTGGACTCAAATTTTAGACCAAATTATTCCATCCACAACATTATGGACAGGCGGTAATTTAATTGAAAACAATAAATTTAAAAGATCAAAATACTCATATAAATTCGGATGTCAACCAAAAGAATTTATCGAGGAATTATTCCCAAGTTTTGAAAATGCAATTGAAGAAGATTTTGAAACCTTATTAGGTGAAGAAGATAATTTCAGAGGTCTTTTAAATCTAACAGGTTATACATATAATCCTGTTATTGAAATCGACGGTATCCAATATGTGGGAGATAGTGTTATCGTTAGTGGTAACACATCAACAGCAACAAGTGCAAAATTATTTAACACTTTTCCACAAACGGGATGTACAAGTCTAAACGAAGGTTCAACTCTTCCGTTAATTTGTGATTATAAGGATTATTTAAGTCCTGATGTAACAAAAATTAAAGAACTTTGGAAAACATCGTTAACAAATTTAATCAATGAGATTAATAACGAAGAGACCATGGATGGTCCTGGATGTATTGATTCATATGCACCATATACTGCAGCAACAAGTGGTGCAACATGTACTCAAGTTGCGAAACCAAAATTAGAATACACATATTATACTGATGTAGATGGAATTGAAAAAATTAAATTTACAACTATAAAGTATGGTCCTGACGATTGTTCAGTTAAAGATTATTTCACATATAGTTTTGATTCAGTTTACACATCAACACCAGGTTGTTATTTAGATATTGAATTTACCACACCATGTGACATTTATTCGGGAACAACTGAAGATGGTTGTTCATATGATACACAAGTTAATTGTATTTTAACTAGTGATATAGTTGTTAACTTTAGTGGTATAACTGGTGTACAAAAAGGTGATGTTAAAAATTTACCAAATGTATATGTTTACAAAAATTGTGAACCAATACATAATCAATATACAGGGTACACAACGGGAGGAACGTCATTTTATAACGTAACTGAATGTACATACATCTTAAATGATGTTAGAGACGTTGATGAAATTGATTTATTATTTTTAGACGCCGCGAACTGTGAAACAAAAGTAAAAATCCAAGGATTTGATACCCAAATGGTTTCAGGCGACACAGGTAATGGTTACAAAACCGGTTTTAAAATTGTACCAAAAGTACAATATAGAAACTCATATAACTATGGTTTAAAATCAGATACTAAAGTCATTATTGTAAGTGGAGCAACTATCAGTAATAGTACAACACCAACAGATATTGAAAATTATTTATTAGCTGGTACATTAGTTAAAACTAATGTAAGTGGTATCACTGCAGGTAATGTTATATTAACTGCCGAGCATTTAAATTGTTCAGGTTTTACCCACCAAGATTTTAGAAGTGCTAATTTAAATAATGACTATTCATTTAGTTTTAATTATAAAACATCTGTTGTAACAGATAAAGAGTGTTTAGGTTCAGTTAGAAAAAGTATAATCTCAGGTTTAACAGTAAACGAACAAGTTGTTGTTTTTGAATATCTACCAACGAGTAAGTTAAGAGTTTACACTAAAAAAGAAGTTAACGAAACAACATCAGCGGTAACTTTAAGAAAAAGTTATTTCTTCGATGATAGATTCCCTGAATTTTTACAAGTAAAACCAATACAAATTGAACCATGTTGTGATCATTCGGAAGATTA